ATCTTGAATCTGTTGATATTGTGGAGGAGATGCTTAATGAAGCAAAATGGTTTGCTGAAGATAACGATGGGGTAGTAATTTTAACAAAAGCAGATGTAGCTAAGAATGATAATTTCTGCTCTCATCACGCTATTTGCACCGAAGAGGTAAGCAAAATATCGATAGAAAGCTCGACTGAGCCAGTTTACGACCTAATGGTTGCCCCTTATCACAACTATATCGTTACCCAGAGGAATATAATCAGCCACAATTCAGGGAAAACTTACAACATCCTCATATGGTTCATAGCGAAGCTATTGCAGGAGACTGATAAGACATTAACGATAGTCCGCCAGTCTCTTCCCTCAATCAAAGGTACTGTTCTGAGGGACTTTATTGACATCCTGTCGAAAATGGGCATCTATTCTGAGGATAACCACAATAAAACCGACCAGATATACACGCTAAATGGAAATATAATCGAATTCGTATCGGCAGATCAGCCACAGAAGATTCGTGGTCGTGCTAGGGATTATCTGTTCTGCAATGAGGCGAATGAGCTGTCCTACGAGGCATGGATGCAGCTAATCATGCGTACGGAAGGCAAGACTGTGATAGACTACAACCCTTCAGACCTCTCATCTTGGATATACGACAACGTGATACCAAGGGATGATGCTGATTTCTACATTACTACCTTCCGAGACAACCCATTCCTCCCAAAAGAACTCGTTGCGGAGTTGGAGCGGTTAAAGGATGCCGACCCTAATTACTGGCAGATATACGGACTCGGACAAAGGGGTCTATCTCAAGACCTCATCTACACCCACTACAAGACTACAGAGACGATGCCGACAGGTGGCGAGACTGTGTACGGAATAGACTTCGGGTATAATAACCCATCGGCATTGGTGAAGGTGGTGTTCCATGACGGAGTGATATATGCGGAGGAGCTACTCTACGAGAGCAGACTGACCACTAACGACTTGGTAGACAAGCTCAAGCAGTTAGGACTCGGAAGGAGCGATGAGATATTCTGCGATGCAGCCGAGCCTAAGACCATTGAAGAGCTTGTCAGGAACGGGTTCAACGCCAAGCCTGCCAATAAGGACGTTACTGAGGGTATTCGGACGATAAAGGGTAATCCACTTGTCATTCATGTAGATTCTATAAATTTGTTGAAAGAACTACGAAACTACCGATGGAAGACAGACCGCAATGGTGTGAAGTTGGATGAGCCTATAAAATTTGGGGATCATGCCTGCGATGCACTTAGATATAGCGTATTTAGCAAGTTAACCATCCCCAGTATCACTTGGGGAGCAATATAAAAGCAATGGGACTATTCGATAGGATACTCGGTAGAAATAAAGGCTTAAACCCAAATGTTCGGGTTGAAAGCAATTTAAGATACTTAAATACAGGTGCGCTAAAAGAGTATGAGAGTGGGGATTATGTGACGAAGGGGTATCTTGGCAATGCCGATGTGTTTGCGATTGTGTCATTCTTGGCGAGGAAGGCGGCATCGATACCTTGGTACGTGTATAAGATAAAGCCAGGGGAGAGGGCAAAGGCATCACAGATAAAGTATAAAAACTTAACTAAGCACCCAATGAGCAGGGTGGCGTTCGAACAAGCGGTGATGGAGCGAAAGAACGCATATCATGAGAATATTGTGACAGGTACACCACTTGCAAGGTTGATTGAGCGTCCAAACCAGTACCAAGCTCAAGATGCGTTCCTGCAAAACTTATTTGGGTATAGGTTCCTATCAGGAGAGGGGGATATATATCTGAATGATGGCGGCACAGGAGGTGCTGTCGTGGAGATGAACGTGCTGCCGACTCAATTCTTGGAGATATATGCAGACCCTAACGACTTATATGGTATACTTGGGTATAGGTTGGACGTGGAAGGAGGAATAGACCTCGCAAAGAGTCAGGTCATCATGTGGAAGGACTGGAATCCTAATTTTGATGCAACTACCCGCTCACACATGAGAGGTGTGTCTCCTGTGAAGGCGGCATATAAGACGCTAAGAATGAGCAACGCTGCCTATGATGCGAGTGCGATGATGGCTGCAAATGGTGGGAGTAAAGGTGCGTTAACACCAAAGGTGATGACAAATGGACTGTTCACAAATGTAACACCTGACCAAGCGGCAGGGATACAAAATACAGTCAATGAGAAGATAAATGGTACGGACAATAAGGGTAGGGTGAGTGTGCTGCAAACACCTTGGGAGTACTTAAACTTCGGCTTGTCATCTATTGACATGGAGCTGATAAAGGCAATGCAGGTCAGCTTGCAGCAATGGTGTAGGGTATTTGGGTTACCTGCGGTGATATTTGACACCGATACGTCATCGTATAATAACTATCAAAATGCGATGAGGGACTTAGTGACGAATACAATCGTTCCAATGTGTGCAACGCTTAGAGATGAGCTAAATATGCAGCTCGTACCAAGATTCGGTGAGGATGCGTATATTGACTTTGATATAACGGCTCTTCCAGAAATGCAGCAGGACATGGAGCGGATGGTTCGCTCACTCCGTGATGCAAATTGGTTGACGATGGATGAGAAGAGGGTTGCAATGAACTATGAAGCGAAGGGTGGTGCTTGGGACATGAGCTATGTGAACCAAGGGTTGATACCGATAGAGTATGCAGGCATGACATTAGACGTAAGTAATGATACATCCAATAGTAACAGCAACAACAACGGACAGCGAGATATGGGAGATAGTGATGAAGAGATTTCCGAAGATCCCAACGGAGAGGACGTGCCTGATGGAGAGGACGATGAGAGCTGAGGCGAGATTCTCATACAAAAAACGATTAGAAGATGAACGTGATGCAGCGCAACGAATACTGGAGCAAGGTGGAGCGAATGCGACTGCTATTGGATAAGAAGTATAGCTCTTTGTTTTACGAGGCGATAGATAGGGACTTAAAGATGTTTGCAAGGGATGTGGAGCAGTTGGGGCCAGAGGCAGCAATGTCGAGGCTCGGAACGCTTGCTTGGAGCGAAGGTGTTATGAGCGTAATGAATCAGTTGTATAGGGAGGCGGCTGTGATGTTCGGCAATGCCTCATATAGAGCTGTTGGGCAAATGACAAGAAAAGCTACCGACCCATTTGGACTCGATAGCACTTTCATTGATGAGATTCTAACGTTCTTAACTACTTATGGGTTCTGGTTGGTGTCTCTAATGACGCAAACGACTAAAAAGAGGCTAAGTGCGCTTGTCATATTTTTGATTGGTGAAGGCAAGACAAAGGAGGAGATAGCACAAGCCATCAGGAATGACAAGCAGTTGGAGGAATTAAAGAGAAGAGGGGTGATGATAGCGAGGACGGAGACAATGCGCTCAAGCAACTACATCATCACGCAGGCTGCCAATAAGCATCCATTTGAGGTAGACAAGATATGGGTTAGCAAGCGTGACGGACGGACGAGAAGGATACCAAAAGACCAATTTGACCATTGGGATATGGATGGGCAGAGAAAAGCATATAACGAGCCATTTGTCAGTACGGACAAGTTCGGACGGACGATAGTGGCAGATATGCCTGGTGATCCAAATACACCTCGTGGATTTACAATAAATTGCAGGTGTACTGTTGCCTTTGTACCAAGAAGGGACGAGAGAGGAAACATTATAAACAAAAGATAATATGCCGATATACAGCTGCGGAGATGGCAAATTTAGGATAGGGGACGGACAATGTATGTACACGTCAAGAGAGTCTGCTGAGCGAGCCTATGAGGCTTATCTTGCGCAGGAGGACGATGAGATGAAGGAGAAGGCAGAGACGTACAACGACTACCCAGAGGCGGCTACAAATAACGCCAAAAGAGCATTAAAATATAAAGAAGAGAACGGCAGCTCATGTGGGACATCTGTCGGTTGGACTCGTGCAAGACAGTTAGCAAACAGGGAGAAAATTTCACGTGACACAATCGCAAGGATGGCATCATTTAAAAGGCATCAGCAAAACAAAGACGTGCCTTATGATGAAGGATGCGGAGGGATAATGTGGGATGCATGGGGAGGAGATGCAGGCATAAATTGGGCAATAAGAAAACTCGAACAAATAGATAACAAGAAGAATATGGGAGCATATCAGTTATACAAATGCAAGAATTTTGACCTTGAAGTCAAAGATATCGATAAGAAAAGTAGAATAGTTACTGGCTATTTCTCCACATTTGGCAACCTCGACTCTGATGGTGACATTATGATGCCAGGGGCATTTAAGCGTTCCATCCAAGACTGGGGGCCTGATGGGAAGAATAGGATCAAGCATTTGCAAAATCATAATCCAAACCTTCCACTCGGTAAGCCAATTGTGCTGAAGGAAGATAGCAAAGGTCTGTATTATGAGTCAAGGCTTGTAGAGACAAGTTATGGTACTGACTTCATCAAGATGGTGGAAGGCGGTCTCATCACAGAGCATTCCATCGGCTTCACTACAATAAGAGAGCAAAAAACTAACAGCGGTAATGAGATTCATGATGTGAAACTCTTTGAAGGCTCATCTCTGACTGCATGGGGAGCAAATGAAGATACGCCAATGTTAGGATTCAAATCGGTGTATGAGGTGGAAGAGCTGAAAGAAGAAATTCGTAGATTTGAGAAGTTTATCAGGCATTCAGATGCTACTGATGAGACTATAGATTTGTGTATTATTAAAGTAAGGCAATTAGCGCAAGCGGTGGAAGCACTAAGCACTAAGGTATCTGTTGAAGAACCAGAGCAGCAGAAGGGTGACGGAAAGCAGCTTGAGATGTCACTTATATCTATTTTAGGAAACTTTTAAAAACAAACAAGAATGGAAAATCTGAAAGAATTCCAATCTGCTCTGGAATCAAAACTAAATGAGCAGAAGGCTGCTGTAGCTGCCGAAGTTGAAAAGGCTGCTAAGCAATTTGAATCTAAGGTTGAGCAAATCAACGAGCAAATGCTCAAAAACAACCAAAGTGTTGAAGAGGCTCGTAATCTCGTGCTTGAGCAGAAGGCTGCCTTCGGTAAGCTGAATGCAAAAGCTGAGCGTAAAGTAGCTTCAAGCTATGCTGAGCATATCAATGAAATCAAAGAGGCTATCGCTGACGTAGTAACTAAAGGCTACAAAGAAATCAAAGAATTGGCTGTAAGTCCAAGTGCCGCTCCTTTCACCGCTCAACTTGAGCTGAAAGCTGTTGGTACTATGCTTGAAAGCACTAATTTGACAGGAAGTCCTTACACTTCTTATCAGGATAACCCATTCATGCGCTCTTATGTGAATCCACATCTGCGTTCTGTGTTTGGTATTGTTCCTGTATCAACTGGTACCGTTCAGTTTCCTCGTGGAAACACTCCTGTTGGTGAAGGCTCTGTTGCTAAGCAAACTGAAGGTGATGCTAAAGCACAACTTGACTATGACGTAACAATGGTAACTGTATCTCTGAAGTACATTGCAGGTTACGTTAAGATTTCTCGTCAGATGCTTGAAGACCTTCCTTTCATGCAGTCTTACCTTCAGTCTTCTCTGATTGAGGATTTCCAAAGGCAAGAGAACGTTTATTACCTCAATGACATCGCTTCAGCTGCTACCGCAGGTGTTACATCTGCATCTGTAACTGCTGAGAAGTTCATTGACTACGTAGCTCAGCTTGGTGCTGCTAACTGGAATGCTAATCTCATCCTGACTACCTATGCAGGTTGGACTAACGTACTTAAGACTCTGCCTTCTGGTGGTTCTTACTCAGTACCTGGTGGTCTTACCATCGATCCTGCAGGCAATGTTCGCATCATGGGTATCCCAGTTGTTCCTCATAGCCAAGTTACAGCAGGTAAGGCTTATGTGATGGATACATCTAAGTATCGCATTGCTCAGTCTTCTGGATTGACTGTTCGTTCTTCTGAAAATGTGGCTGATGATTTCATCAAGAACCTCATCACTTTCAGAGTTGAAGCAAGAGCAGATTTGCTGCAATTCCAGCCAACTGCTGCTGTTTATGGTAACATCTAATCCATAACTATAAGGGGAGGTGAAATATCCTCCCCTAATTTTATTGTATGCCTTACAGCTACGAATATTTTAAGATGGAGTTTCTTGAACACATGACGAGGAACTTTGAATCACACATTTCGATATTGGACATTGGAGCAGGATGTGGAACTTATGGCACTTTGCTCAAAGGGTTCTTTGAATATATTGATGGTGTAGAGGTTTATGAGCCTTACATAAAAGAGTTTGGTCTTGATAAGATATATAAAAATATATTTTGCATAGATGCGCTTGATGTAAATGTTCATGCATACGACTACATAATAATGGGTGATATAATCGAACACATGACATACTTTGAAGCAAAGAAGCTAACAACAAGGATTCATGCGCTTGATAAGAAAATGATGGTTGCTATCCCTTACATGATGCCACAGGGTGCAGTAGGTGGTAATGACTATGAAATTCATCGTCAAGACGATTTAACCCATAAAATATTCCTTGAAAGATACCCTATGATGCACAACCTGTTCAAGAATGAACACTATGGTGTTTATATAAATTATTGATATGAAAATTCTTGCATCTATTCATTTGTATCCACCAAAACACAACTGCGGTGGTGAGATGATGGCTCATGGCATATTTAAGTATTTAAAGAGCCAAGGGCATGAGGTGAGGGTGCTTTTACATCAGGCAAATAGACATAGGATAACAAATACTTACGTCTATGATGATATTGATGTATTTCCTCCTAACGAGAATGTAATACAAAATTTATTTAGGTGGGCAGATGTAGTGTTCACGCATCTTGACTACACACATTGGACGATTAGCATGGGTAAGATGTATAGGAAGCCAGTCTTTCATTTAATACATAACTCCCATAAATACCCAGAGATTGAGAATGCTGAGACTACACAATACATTGTCTACAACTCGGACTGGGTAAAGCAGAAATTAGATTATAAATTTCCTAATTTCACATTGACACCACCAGTAGATTATAGGAAGTTTGATTTGGATATAAAGCCAAGTGAGAACGAATATATCACGCTTGTGAATGTGAACGAGAACAAAGGGGGGAAGGTATTGGTGGAGTTAGCGAGAGCGATGCCAAATAAATCATTTTTGGGAGTTCTTGGGTCGTATGACAATCAAATAACTCAAAACTTGCCAAATTTGAGATACGTTGCAAATACTACGAATATAAAAGAGTGGTATGCGCAGACAAGGATAATAATAATGCCAAGTGAGTATGAGAGTTGGGGGATGGTGGCAACGGAAGCAATGTGTAGCGGTATTCCTGTGATATGTTCTGAGGCTGATGGGTTGAAGGAAAACTGCGGTAAAGCAGGAATTTATGTTAAGGATAGGAATGATATTAAAAGTTGGGTATCAGAAATTACGAGGCTTGATGATGCCAAAGTGTACGCATGGGCATCACGCAAAGCAAAAGAAAGAAGCAGGGAGCATGACCCAGAGAAAAAACTCTCGGAGTTCCACACCTGGTTCAAAGAAAAAGTACAAGGACACAAGTATTAAACATGGCGATATATATACATTCTCTGACGAAGCTAAATGACTCTGGAATCGACCCAGTCTCTCGCACAGAAGCGAAGAATTGGATGCGAATAGAGTACACAGATGACGATACGCTGATTGATGGTCTCATCGATTCAGCACGTAAGCATATAGAGAAGCTGACAGGGATAGCACTTACAAGCCAAAAATATAGCGCAATCATTGAGACCACAGGGATAAATAGTCCGATTTGGATATTTGATCCTCCTTACGGCCCAATGTGGTGCGACCCAATTGTGAAGAAGAAAAACGGCATCAATGACTTTGAAACACTTGTAGAAAATACAGACTACGAGGTTATTGGTGATAAGATTTGGATTTACAATCAAGGGTTCTATAAGATTGAGTATAATTCTGGTTACACAGTCATCCCAGAGGACTTGACAAATGACATTAATACGCTTGTGGCGTGGATGTACGAAAATAGGGGTAAAAACTTCCAAGGTAGTGCAAGGCAAGACCTCGTGAAGCAATATCCTAACTGGGATGGGCTGAACTACCATCAGTATAAAAAAGTGATGATATAATGGCATACGGCATTAACATATCGTCAGTCATCTCTAAGCTCAATAAGGACGCAAATAAGCTACTTAAGCAAGTGGACGATGAAATACTCAAGGGATTGCAAGAGGTGGTCGTAAAAGCCAAGGCAGAGGCTCCTGCGTTCATTGCACAAAGCATTAATGTAGAGAAGAAGGGTGAATTGCAGTATAGCTTGAATGCTGACAACAGGGTAGCTGCTTATTTCGAGTTTGGTACAGGGCCTTATGCAGCGAGTTATATCCCAGGCATAGAGCAAGAATGGCAGCTGATAGCAAGCGATTACTACGTGGATGGATCAGGTAACACACCTGTAAATAAGTTTATGTATCCTGCTTATCAGAATACAATGCCAAGGGTGTTCGAAAAAATACAAAAGGACTTAAATGCTTGATACAAGTAACGCTATACGGACAATATATCTGAACAAGCTAAACGGCTTTCTGACCTATGATGGGAAGAATGTGCCTGTGTACGGCAATAAGGTATTTAAAACTGTTCCGAAGCGTTATGTGATTATAGGTGATATAAGTGAGAGTGCGAATAACAATAACCATTTATTCATGAGTAATATTGACGTGGTTATTGATATATTTGCAGAGCAATACATGACGTATGATAATGCGGTTGTGGACAACATTGCTTCTCAGATATTGAATATTCTCATTCCATCTACTGCTGTTACAGACATCGGAGATGCCAATTTCGAAATTTATCCAACGGCAAGAATAGCATCAAGGTATCTGCCTTTGGAGTCAGGTCAAAACTTTATAGCAAGAAAGATAATAACAATCAGTAATTTAGTAAATCAAAAATAAGAGAAAATGGCACAAATCCTCGGTTCTGCCCAAAATGTCAACATAGATGTTGCAGGTGGCACTTCCTACAAACCATTGGTGTGTTTGAGGACTTCCTCAGTTAATACCACAATGGACTCTACCACAGATCAAACAAACTGCGGTGTTCTTACTTCACCTTCTGAGCCACAGATGACCATCGACTTCGATGCTATCTGCGAAACGGCTGCTGCAACACTTGCTACTCCATCTGTATCTTACAAGGAGCTGCTGAGTGCAATGGTGAATAAGACGCTTGTAGCTGTACAGGTGCAAAACCCAGTTGTATCTGGCTCAAGCGCAGGGGCATACTACTACCATCAGTTTTCTGGCTACATCACTGATTTGACATTGAACCAAGCATCTGCTGAGTTCATGAACTTCTCAGGAACTATCCAGTCATCTGGTGCGCTCGATATTACAGTTTAAGATTTAAATTATGAATTATATTCAGATTACTATTGGTAATCGGAAGGTAGGATTGAAGTTTGGAATGGCTTCCTTCCGTTACATTTCCGACAAATTTGTAGATGGTATTAGTTTTAATGGTGGCGATTTGAATGAGATTGGGGTAGCTCATCTCATTTATAGCGGATACTATAACAACTGCTTGGTAAAGCAAACTCCAATCGACATGACATTTGAGGATGTCGTAGACTTTGTGGAAGCGAATCTCAATAACGATGAGTTTATGAAGGAGCTAACGGAAGTCATAAAGGTTTGGAGTGAAAGCGACTTTATTAAGCAAACTCAAAAGGAGGCTGAGGAGCCAAAAAAAAAGAACTCTCGTGGGAAGAAATAGAGGCGTTCGCTTTCGGTGAATTGTGTCTACTCCCACGAGACTTCTACGATATGAGTCCAAGGCACTTCAGCTTGATGATTAAGGGTCATCAGGATAAAAAAGTAGACTCATATAAGCAAACTCGCCTGCTGATGTTTACAATGGTCAGGTTAATGGGAGACCCAAAGTCTGCACCCAAGACACCTGAGGCATTGTGGGAACTCCCAGGAGACGAGAAACCGAATCAAATCAATGATGAGGAATACAGAGAAATCTTTAAACGGCTAAGCAATGTCTGATGGAGCTTTAAGAATACCTATTACTGGCGATGCCTCGCAGTTTAAAGCTACACTATCAGAGGTAGAGAGTTCCTTAAAGTATTTTAAAGAGAAGCTCAAGTCAGCTAAAGGCGACCAAATTGGTAAGATAAATTTTACCATTTCAGGTCTTGAGGAAACTAAAAACGCATTAACTACATTCGGCAAATTCGCTGATGGCACACTTGGTCAATTATACCAAAAGTTAGAGCAGTTAAAAACGCTTAGACTATCAATACAGGCAGATGCTACGGCATTAACACCTGTAAATAATGCTATTGACGAGACAACTAAGAAAATAAAAGACCTTCTGAGTGCAGGATTGCAAAAGCCTATAGTAGAGGCTGCACAAGTATCTGCAAACTCAATACAAGGCTTAAAGAATAGGATAGATGAGTTAAACCAAAAGAAACTCAATCTTGATGCAAAAGATGACTATCTGCAAATAGTCAAATTAAACCAAGAGATAGATAGGTTAAAAACGCAGATTAATAATCTGAATAAACTTGGGTTAAAAGTAGATCAGACTATTGACCCTGCGGTCAATTCATTTAGAAATCTAACGAATACATCCAATAAGAGTAGACAAGCATTAACAAGCCTATCTCTTGTAGCGCAAGACTTACCATTCGGATTCATAGCCATACAAAATAACCTTCCTGCTGTAATTAGTTCATTTGGAGCTTTAAGAGCATCATCAAATGGATTAAGAGGCACATTAGCTGCATTAGGTGCAGGCTTGGCTGGCCCAGCAGGTTTATTCCTTGCATTTAGTGTAGTGACAGGAGCTGTGACTTATGCTATCCAGAAATATGGGTCACTTGGAGCAGCTGTTAAGGAATTTCTTGGTACAACTACACAACTTGATATAGTACTAAAAAAATCAACTGATTCATTACAAAAGTATAATAATGAATTAGAGACTACAGAGGAGATAACAGGGAGAGGAAGAGCAAGTGCGTCTGGGGAAATAATAAGAATACAAACACTCGCATCAGCTGTAAGAAATGTAACATTATCAGAAGAGCAAAGAGCAAATGCACTTAAAGAAATACAAAAATTAGACCCAGAAACTTTAAAAAATATAGACCTTCAAAAAGATGGTTATGGGAATTTAGATAAGTTTGTTAAAAAATACACAGACTCTCTTATTGCAAATGCAGTAGCTCAAGAATATTTATCTAAGGTTGTTGCAACGACAACTCAAATAAATCAACAAAGCTTAGCCTTACAAGAAATTGCAAAAGGGTATGCTGATATTGCAAAAAGAAGAAGAGAAGCAGAAGCTCAACCACAATTTGACCCAGCTACAGGAGCAGATTTAACAACTACGATATTAGGAGGATTAGAAAAAGCACAACAAAACTTAAATGAGCGATTCTTTGCACAAGCTAAAATAGTAAGCAGTTTATATTCTGAATTAAATACTTATAAAAGCAGTTTAGAGTCGGCTACGCTTGAAACTTTAAATTTTTTCAAGGCTACTAAGAACTCTAACGAAGGATTAAATGAAGGAAGAAGAAATGTAAAAGAATTTAAACAAGAACTACAAGGGGTAATACCATTATTCGACTTATTCAGCCCTTCAAGAGAAGAATTTAACTTCGATTTATTGAAGGATTTCTTTGGGCCAAACTTTATAAAGCAATTAAAAGAAGCTCAGAAAAAGTTAAATCAAACAGAAAAAGAATTAGATAAATTCAGAAAGCAGAATGCTGACCCAATTCTGATTAAAGTAGTTCCTAAAGTATCTGGAGAGGCGAATAATAAATTCTTAGAACAAAAAAAGTTCAACGAAGATATAATTGAAATGTTGACTAAAGGATTAAACCTTAAGCCTGCATTTGATAATGCAATAGAAGATTTACTTAATTTTAGTGAATATAGCAGGAAGGAGATTGAAAAAATAGCTAAGGATTTAAGGTTCTTGCAAGAGCCATTAGAGGGATTGTTCAATACTTTACTTGAGGATGGGAAAGTTAGTTGGAAAGCATTTGCTGATGATGTAATAAAGC